AGTGTCTGATCTGTTTCTTCTGGGTCAACAACAGTAACACCATATGATCTAGCTAAATCTAGGTTATCATTCTCTGCTAGACCACCTTCATCAAACCCTTGGGGTCTGCTTGTCATTGGTGTGTTAGAAGGAGACATAGGGTTCTCTTCTAAAGACTTCATGTCAAACCCTTCACCTTCCTTCTTTAGGAAAGCTTTAAAGTTTGGGTTATCCTTAGCTAGAGCTTCTGTAAACTCGTAGTCAACATCATCATAAGTAATTCTACGAACAGCTAAAATATTTTCTTCAGGGTACTCAGCAATACCAATCTCGCTGTTATAGCCTTGGTTCCCACCAAGAACACCAATGTAACCTGACCCATCTTTATTAGCTGAACTCTTATCACCTACATAAAAAGTTACGTGGTCTCCGACACCATCTCTTTTTCCACCAGGGCCAAAAGTTATATTACCTTCTGAGTCTCTAGGAAAATCAAGAACAACAATATCGCCTTGTTGTATATTCTTTCTTTCCACAGGAGATCCATACTTTACGTACTTCCTAGCTCTAAGTCTATCGTACCTATCATTTGTTTTTAGAGGGTCTGCACCAAGATTATCTAGTACGTCACTTACAAATGTAGCACACCAATTTACTAAAAGAGGATCCCAATCTGGATTCTTACCTAAGATATTCTCAAACATTTTTCTTACTGTTTGATTACCTTCTTTAGTACCCACATTAAGATTACTAATATACTTTTCTTTTTCCTCTGGCCCTTTAATAGCTTTAACATAACCTTTTTCAGCAGCAAAAGCTAACGGATCTTTTTTAGGTTCAGGTGGTGGGTTGTCAACATAGTCTTGGGCTTTACCCATAACTTCTTCAGTTAGACCAGTCTTCATAACTTCTGTAGGGGAAACAGGATCCCCTTCAGGTTCAAGCATTCTTTCAGTTTGTTCTGAAACGCCAAAACCTTCTGGTCTTAGCTTTGGTCTTGGTGAAGTCTCTCTAACCATTCACTTCATCCCTAAGTTTTTTTAATCTACGAAGACAAGTAGCATGTCCTTGTAATCTGTAGAAGTCTTCTGGTGTTAGTGCTTGTTCCATCTGAACATGCACACGTTCAATTTTAGAATCAAGTTCTTCTAGGAATGCTTCCCAGATGTCTTTGTTGTTTACTAATAGTTTAAGGCTCATACTTAACCTTGTCCTGTGTTAGCAGAGAACCCTTGCTCACCTGGTTGGGGTACTGTTCCTGTACCCATTTGACCGCCACCAGAACCTGAGGTATCTTGTACTTGGACTCCTGCAGGTGCTCCCTGCTGTGGTCCTTGTGGTTGAGGAACCCCTTGCTGTGGTGCATTAGGGTTAACCTCAGGTGGATTTTCTGCTTGGAATTTCTTTAAGATCTCAGCTTGAATTGCTGCATCACCCATTGAGTTTGTAAGTTTATCAGGATCAAGATCCATAGACTTAGCAATCTCTCTGATAATATAATCCATTTTAGCAAAAGGTGCAAGTACTGGATTCTGTACAACACCAAGAAATTGCATTAGACGTTGGCTACGTACTTCGTTAGCCATCAAAGACTCAGTACCTTCAGCTTTAACTTCTAGGTCACCTTTGATTTCTGAGTCGTAGTCAAACTGCATATTAAAATGAAAGAAAGACTTAGCTAGGGGGCCTAGCAAGTAATCATCGATGTTCTTTACAACAGTGCGTATAGAACCATTGGCAGCAGACATAAGCATACTAATACCAGATGCCGTACGGCCCACACCTTGAATGCCAGTTTGACCGTGAGCAAAAGAAGGGAACCCAGTGCTTTCATCAGCCAGAACACGAGCCTTGTCAAACATTTGCATATTTTCATTTGATACGTTGGGGAACTTGGTGCCAAAGATAGCCTGTCCTGGTGCTCCCCCCATTCTTCTCAGGACTTTACCTGGGTATATAGAAAGATCTTGACCAGGTGCTAAGTTTGTTTCATCTACTTCAATAAGCAGGTTACCCGAAAGTGCAGCATTATCTACACTCATTCGCATAAACCCATTCATAAGGCTCTGTGTATCATCCATATTTTCCGCTATACCTACCCCAAAGAATGAGTAAGGGTTAACTTCATACGGTACTGCATAGTACGGAAGTATAGCAGGGGTAAACGGATTCATTACAAGACGTAGAACTTGACCATTACAAATCCAGATATTTACTGAAACTTGGTCTTGATCTTTCAATTCTTTAGGAATGTCTACATCGTGATCTTTTAGAATGTCTGTGTCAACATAACCCCAGAACTCTAAAACAGAATATCTTTCTGATTTAGTTTCTTGGTCTGCATCCTCCATGACTTGCTCCCACCACTCTTTTGTGTAGGACTCACCCATTTCAATAGCAGTATCAATAGCATTGCTGCGGAAGAACGGTCTATTTTTTAAACTTCTCATTTGAGAACGAGACATCTTATGACGTTCTACAACATACTCTGCTTCGTCCATGTTGTTAGCATCTGGGTCAGGATAAAAGTTCCAGATAGAAACAGAAGATGTTTGAGGAACAGTTTTAATAGTAGGGGAATACTCACCGTCTTCTGACCAGTTAGGGTATTCTTTATCTACTGCAAACGGACCTTTCATAACGCCTGTACCAAAGAGAGAGCACTCAAATGCTGCAGTACGCAACTGCTTCTTAGCGTTAGACTCTTCTAGTTGGTCATGAATTTTCTTTTCCATCTTCTTGGCAGAAACCATTGCAGGATGGAAAGTAATCTCTGTTGGTGTTGTACCTGGACCTTCTTCTACTAGTTCAGCTACTGGTTCTAGTTTTCTACGTAGACCGCCAAGACGTTCTTGCAAATCAATAATAGTCTCACCTGGCTGTAGTCTCATATCCTCAGGGGCAAGATCTGGTTCGTTAGCTTTTCTGTTTTGTTCGTTAGTCTCAAAGTTTACAGTGTCTGCCACACCTTCTGGAAGAGTAGTAGGGTTTACCGAAATAGGAAACTTGTTAGACCCAAAGAGAACGTCTACAATCTGACCATAAGCTGCAAGAACTTTAGTCTTAGTGACTTTAACAAATACACGAGACTTTTCTGTAGAAGTAAATTGAACATCAGGCCCGTAGATACCTCTGTAGTTCTGGTATGATTTAATCCAACGCTGTTCATCAGAGTACCTAGCTTTCTCAGCACGAGAAAACTTTTCTTCTATGAAGGTAACAACAGTACCTACAGTAGGGTCATCTTGACCCTCTGAATCTTTTTTATCTTCTACAAAAGATGACTCTGCGTCATCCATGTAGAGTTCTTCTGATTCATAAATGTCATCTTCTTCCATAGGTATTCCTTAATAACCGAATGTTGGGTCTGAAGCTTGAAATCCTGTTCTCTGCGAAGTAGGATCAAAATCAAATATGTTGCTTCTTGGGCGTGTCATTATTCCGTATCTTAGAGCATCATATAGGTGGTCTTCAGAGTTTGTGTCTACATCCTCAGGGTTTCTTTTATCTAGAGGAATAGAGGGAAGCTGAGATATAAGATTAGTGCAATTAGAAAATATGACAAGTCTTGGTTCCTCTGTAAACTCATCTACTTGCAATCTTCTGTGTAGTTCGTTTTTTCCTGCTACACGAGATCCTTTTGATCTGTCTGCAGGTCTCCATCTACACCCTCTAATAATCATTTGTTCAGCAAGGCTAGGGCCAGTATCACCACGATTATGCCAAAGAGAAGAGTCAAGAACTCCATATCTTACCTTCTCATCTCGTTCTATGTCCAGGATCATGTCAGCCAAGTCGGTAGCTATTATCTTAGAAACATATAACTCCCTGTATACTACTAGCTGTTCAGATCCTGGAACAACTGCTAACCAGACTACACCAGTATAAGATCCATACCCATAATCGCAAGCTCTGAAACGAACCCAGTTACTTGGTATATCGAATGGGTCAACAACGTGGATGCGTCTGCTAAACTCTGGGAAAGCTGCTCCTTCGTTAATGTCCCAGTCACCTTCAAGCAACTGTCTTCGTTGATGTTCAGGCAAAGATAGAAGGTTGGCTTCATACATTCCATCCTCAGACAGATAAGGGTTGTCGAAGAGGGTGGCTGGTATAAACTTCCTCTTGAATAGTGGCTCACCCTCTCGACTATGGCCTTTGGGCCATTTAATGACCTCTCCATTTTCGTCTGTAGCCCAGAAGGGTTTGTCTGGTACACTAGGGTCAATGAAATGTTTTTTAACCCATTGGTGACCTGGACCTCCTGGGTTGGAGGTAGCTCTCATATACAACGGTAGGCCTGAGGCTTTTGTTGAACGAAGACGTGACCTCATGTAGTTCCAAGCGTATGGTGTAGGCCACTGTGTAAGTTCGTCAAACCCAATCCAGTTAAAGGCTTGACCTTGGTATCTCATAACATCGTCATCTCTGTCAAGGTAAGACATCCAGAGTGTAGCACCATTAGGAGCAACCCAAGTCTTATCTCTTTCCATGAACTTGATGCCTGGGATGGCCTGAGGATAAAGCTGCTTACTTACAGAAATAAGTTCTCTAAGCTCTTCTGTAGACCTCCGAACAAGTAGCATTCGTGCATGTGCATTCGCAAAGTACCTAACTGGGTCTGCAACCAGACTGTACGACTTACCACCACCTGCTGCTCCACCATAAAGTACCTCTTGTTCTGTAGCTGCTAAGAACCTAGTCTGCGGCCCTGGGTTTGGCTCGAATATCACCTTTTGTTTGACCACAGAAGGGGCAACACTCTCCATCTCTGAGTTCGATGTACTCATCGTCTGTGGCGAGAGTTCTGGTGTGCTTTCCACCAAGTCTTTCTTCTTCGATCTTCTGGCTCTTCCTTGCCGCTTCTTTATACTTTTTGGCATACTGGCGGTAGTTGCTGGACGCTCTACGCCTTTTTTCTTCCATTCTGACACGTTTATATAACCCTACATGTGAGATTTCTCTTCCAGACTGATCAGACAACCAACGAGCTACTTGTCTAACACTGTAATCTTGAAGAAACTTCTTTGCTTTTTCTAAAAGTTCTAGTTCTTCGGGGATAGGAATAAGAAGCATTTCGTCTTCTTCATCCTGTTTGTAACCAAATGGTACGTGTCTTCCTACTCTTATAACAGGATACCATTCTCCGTTTTCTCCTTGCAATGGTATCTGCCAGTCTACTTTTGTCGGGTGTGGTGCTGTTGAAGCTCTTTTACTCATCTTCTTTCGC